CCCCTGAAGATCCGTGAGTGTCCGACCCCAGAAGAGGTGATCCTTGCGCACTTACGCTTGCAGTAAAGTAACTTAATGCGCCTTGCCCTATAATTGGAGACACTTCTACAAAATTACAATTGAAAGTGTTCCCCTTAGTATCCACTAAGGAAACCGCAGAAACGCACCCCTCTTCAATACCGGGAGTAACTCTAGTAAACGGCTTCATTGGCATAGATCTTATTCTCCTTTAATCTTTTTTCCTATTGTTTTCCTGCGCTTAGCAAGATATTCATCACTACCATCGTGATCACCGTCATTATCAATATCTTCGTCTTCGTCACCTACCGCATCAAGCCCAGGCTCTTCTTCTCCTGGCTCCTCGTCAAAGTCCATCTCTCCCTCTTCACCCTCTTCACCGTTAGCCAGACCTAAGTCTTGCTGGAGATCCCCGATTAATTGTTCTAATTCAGCAAGGTTATTAAGTAGTTCCTCCTTTGCTTGTTCTTCTGGAACCTCCATTTCTTCTTCTGGAACCTCCATTTCTTCTTCTGGAACTTCTCCCATATCCTCTACATCTGGTTCTGGTGGCAGACCAACGTCATCTGCGTCCATAGCGGGCTCATCCATATCCTCATCCCCATTGCCTAGGGGCATTTCCTCACCCATTTCAGCACCCATTTCATCAGGCATTTCAGCACCCATTTCAGCACCCATTTCATCAGGCATCTCTTCAGGCTCCTTATCAAGCACCTCGTCACCTTCGTACTGCTCATCACCAGCAGTTATTTCGGCGTGTCTACGAATTAGTTCTAAAATATCAGTTATTGATTTAAAGTCTTGTGCTATTTCACCATAGGAAGCAGGGTTAAGATCCATTCGTTCGTTAATGTCCTCAATATAACCAGCATCCTCAAACATGAGGTACAGGTGATCATTTACATCAATCCCTTCAACACCAGACTTAGTTTTTAGCATACCAGCTACTTCAGAAAGAACCTGCTTCTGAACACTACCCTTGGGAGACAGCCTAGCTAGTGATTCAAAAATAACAACTTGAGTGTTAATCAAACTCTTAAAGCTAGGGGGCTCCTTTAGATTTTGTATATTTATTCCATATTTTTCATTAAGAAAACGAAGAAATTCGTCCTTAACGGGCTTCTTTATTTCAAATAGTGTGGCTGCATATTTCTTCACTTCATCCTCAGATATGTCTACACCTTCACTTAAAGCTAAGGCATTTTTTATTGTTTCAAAAAGTTGCTTCTTGGAAGCTAGAGCCAGATAAGGTATTTCCACAACCGCTTCTGCAAGAACCTCTTCTACAGATTCTTTAGACTCAAAAAGCATACCTGCCAGGGCACGAATTTTGTTGTTATTTGCCCAAACAGTACTAAAGTTTCTCCTAGCCTCTAGAAGTTCTTGTTTCACCAATTCTTGGCGACAAATCATTTCGTAGATGGAGGTGTATTCCCCGTCTTTTAACCTATAGGATTTATCTTCTGTAAGTTGAGCATAGTCAAGTTTGGGGAAATCAAAAGCCACTGAAACAGTGTTAGAAAGTTTAAAGGCATTTATAATTTCAGGTACTTGACTAATTTTTTCCTTATTTTCTGCGAGAAATGTAGTTACTTGAGGAAGAATTTCAACAAATTTTCTAAATTCTTCAGTACCCGTCATACTTAAAGAATTATCAAATTTAAGAGATTTTTCTTGTAATTTGTTTCTAACACCATTTAACTTAAGCCGATTTTCCCATAGAGAAAGAATTTCTTCAAAACTAACTTCAGTATCCGTATACTTATTCTCATTCAAACTAGTAGTGAAGTCTGAAATCTTTTCAGAGATAAAAGTATCAAACTGTTGAGGATCTTGAAATGAATCAACTGACATTACTTCGATGTTTTCTAAAATAATGTCCTTATCTACAGCAAAATCTCCTGTTACAACCTTATCACTCTCCGTGAGATAGCTTACTTTTTCCTTATCGCCATCAATACTAAATAAAACAACATTCTCACGAAGAGATCGTCCAAGACAATCTCCTAGTTTTATAAGCGAAGTAACTGTTTTATTTCGCGTGTCAAAAAGTCTATCTAACATAATTATTAATTCCTCTAGGTATTTTATATACTTTCTTTTAAACCCTATATAAGTAAACTATTTTTTTACTTTCTCTTGCAGCCTAGCAACCGCCCGTATAATAGCCTTTCCTTTTAAGCTATCTACACCTTCGTCAAGAAGAACTTGATTCTTTAATCTCTCCAATTTTATTATAGTATCCTCTCCTACATTAGTGGGTGGTACATTTTCAGCCGACTCTTGGCCCCCCGCTTCCATATCCATATTAGGTTCTCCCCCAGGAGGAGCCATACCTCCGCCCATAGGGGGAGCCATTCCTCCACCCATAGGATCACCCATAGCCTCTTGCATCTTCTCCATTTCTTCATCCAAAAGGGCTTCCAACTCATCTATCTCTTCATCAGTTAAGTCGTAGTATTCTTTATAAATATGCTTCTTAGGAAATAGCTGTAATCCTAAAACCGCCCCAACAACCCTAGCCTTTTGTTCATCAAGATCTAACTTCCTCTTTGTAAACATATCAGAGGGGTCTGGTAGCTCAAGTCGCAAAGATTTAACAATAGAAGAAGGGAATCCCTTAAGCTGCAAATGCCTTTTAGCTACCATTTCAAGACCAATTTCAACAGAATGTTGAATTCTTGTAATAACTCTAGCAAATTTCACATCTAATTGAGATAAGTTAGCTTTGCGCTCTGGGGACTGATCTTTTTCCACAATATAGTCTTTAGGAATCTTCAGCGCAGCCAGTAGCTTGTCTCTGAAGTACTTGACATCATCTACTTCTCCCAGGTTCTGCGCCCCAGGTAGCGTTTCAATTTTGGTGTTACTTCCACTCTTTACAGGAACGAAAAAGTCTTCGTCCGTGGATAGAGGATTATATCGTTGGTCAATTGTGCCCCTAACTGAGTCATAATATTTTTCTTTCTTAAACTTCTCCTTAAGACGCTCAACAAATATCTCAGCCTTAGTAGCTGGAAGATTACCTGTATCAATATAGAAAATTCTTCTCTCTGGTGCTCGTTGTAATCTATAAATTAACATTGCATCTTCCATAAGTTTTAAAGACCTAAAGATGCGATGAGCTAATGCTGCTATAGATTTCCCATAAGGATAGAAAGAGGGGTCAGAGGTGTGAAGACGAAAGTGGACTATTTGATTTTTATCTAGGGTGATATATTGCTGTCCGTCCATTCCTCCACTTTGACCTCCAAAGGAGCTCCAGTCGTCTTTCATAGGAATTTCTTGCAAAAAGTCAGTTAGATATCCGTACTCATTCTCAACTCTGATAATATAATTAGGATTAAGAATTTTAACTCTTTGAAGACCCTCTTTAGGATTATTCATGTCAAGAATTAATTCAATAAAACAATCACCATATTTTACCGTATTTCTTATAATATCCCAATAAAATCTGTCTAACTTAAGAGTCTCAAAAAGTGCATCAATTTCATCAACAACCATGCTATCATCAGATTTTACTGCCCATCTATTATTTTTTGTATCTCTTTGAGAACTATCATCAGCATAAATGTCAAACGCTGCCCCTATTTCTGGATACTCGTCCATAGACTCGTACTCTTTGTACCGTTGTTTCCTGTTTATTTCTAACTCAGGAAGATTGGGGCCAGCATTACGAACTAGGCTAAATCCTCCAGTACCTTGCGCTGGGGTAATTACATCTGGATTAACAACCGTATCTCCAGCCAACGGAGCCATTGGCGTTGCCCCAGGCTCTCCTTGGTGCGATATATAGGGTTGGGCTTTAGACGCGAAAAACTTTGAGAACCATCGGCCCATCCTGCCGCTGGGCATAAACCAGGGGGCTCCCCCCATAGGGGTGCGCAAAGAGGTTCCACCAAATTCGGTATAACCTTCTTCTATATTTTGTGGTTCGTTTCCTAACTCATCAGCCATCTTATGTCTTCCTCAGTTACACCGCCATGGCTATTAATTGGGTACTTCTTAAGAGAGATAGGGGCCATGGGCTTCCTATCCTTATGCGGCACCTTAGTAAATTCGCCAGGGGTAGTATCCATCAAATTCTTTAAACCAAAAACCGCTAAGGACAAAGCAGCAATTAGGTCATCATGTTTTCCAGTATCAGCCTCTATTCTCCCAGTTTCTGTAAATACAAAGGTCAACAGCTCCTTTACTGTTCTTTCAGAATTAATCTTTATCATTTTAACTCGTAAAGCCTCTTCTAATCCTGCTAACAGCTCTTCTCTATTTTTGGTATTAACTTGAAAACCTATCTCACCTTTCTCATCAGTCCACAAATTTTCATATTCCAAAATGTTAAGTAGCCAGTCTATTAAATTATTTCCTATCGTATTCCTTTCTACAAGTACATAGGCATTATTATATAGCTTACCTTCTCCTGCTATAATTTCAGCAAATTCATTTATTGGGGTTCTATTTGAGTAAAATTCAGCTACTTGTTCTCCATTATACATATTGATCACATGAAAAGAGGAATAATCCCTATCCCTACCAAGAGATACATCTACTGAAATAAGATACTCATAATAGGGTTCAACATCTTTCCAGACTCGCATCCTATTATTATACTTAATATAGAAC